TTCTTTTTTTACACCTTGTATATGACCATACAGTGAAATTATATGTTCTTTTGTTGTTCTAGGTTCTGGCATTTTTCTGTCCTTGTTCACTTAACATTTGTAAAGTAGGATCGTTTGGAAATAGTGATGCAAACAATCCTTGTCTTTGCATACCTGGTGCAGCTGGCTGCTGAGGCGTGGTCATTTCTTCTTGTCTTGGTGCGCTAGGAGCACTTTGTGCAAGCTGCATAGCTTGAGGGTTTCTGATCATCGCATCTAAGCTTACATTTCTTACGGCACTTTCATTATCAGCGTCACGCACTGCATCTGTGAATGCTCTTGCTTTAATACCACCAGCAAGTATTTCATCATACTTTGCTCTATCTTCTAAAGATGAATTTTGATAGAGATGCACATCAGGAAACATTTTTTTAATTTGATTTGGTGGTAGATCAGACATTTTCATAGCTGTGTTAGGGATCATAGTTCTTACTTTGTTAGAAAGATAATCTCTTATTTGTTCTGCTGTCATAGTATCAGGGTCAATAGGAACTTCATCTTCTGAACTTTTAAAATAATTTAATAAAATACCTAATGATCTTCTCTTTGATGGTGATAAATATTTACCGAGCGGTTGAAGAGGATCAATGAAAGGAGCATCTTTAAAAGAACCTTTACCGACTTTTGCTAATCTTTCATCAGGTGTGTAAACATCTAGTAAAGATTTCATAAATCTAGGATTTGACACTAAACCACCAACACCTCTTAATAATAAAGGAGTTAATATTAGACCCATAAAACCCACTCCTAAACCACCTGTAAAAGCACCTATGGTACCAGCTGTTAAGGATAAACCTGTTAAGCCAATTCTTCGAGTAAGGAATCTGCTACTCTCACCAATAGACTGAGAATTAAATCTCTCTACAACATCTAAAAAGTCTTCTAAATCTTTTAATTGTTTTGCACCCTTTTCACCAGTGCCAAACAATATTTGTAGTTTTTCTCTACCTGCTTGATTTACACTGCCGTCAGCATTGGTAAGACCTAAATTTTTTCTTAAAACATCCATACCTTGAAATTCACCTAAACCTTCTGGTGTTAGGTTTACTTCTATTTGTTCTTTGGTAATTCTTTCTACATTATTAGCCATAGTCTTTTCAGCCTGAATTTTTTTTAGTTTTGCAATATCAGCTGCTCCTGCAGCATCCAATACTTCGTCAGCAAACACACCTCGTGCCATACCTTTTTCTTGTAAATCTTTAAATAATTCCAAGTTTCTAGCTAAAGTTTCATCAGGTTGTTTCGCAAAAGATTTAAAAAATGCATCGTAAATAAATCGTGAAGTAAGTTTGTTCATAAAGTTTTCACCAACTTTAATTTGCTTATCTACAACTTTACCATCTGGTAGAGTTTCTTTTACTGTACGAGTAAAACCTTTATCAGTCGCTCCCACTAAAAATCTAAGTTCATTTAAAGCTTCAGGAGATCCATCTCTTAAAATACCTGTAATGACAGAGTCAAACATTTTACTCGGTACTTGTTTCATATCACCCATTACACCTAATTCGGATTTAGCTGAAAAAAGATAGTCACCAAATTTTTTTAATTCTTTAGCCGTCATACCTTCAAAAGGTGAGGTAATGGCGGAATACATATGAAATTTATTGACTAATTCTTTACCAAAAACATCAAGATTATTGGCTGAATCTTCCATAAATTTATTTTTTTCAGCAGCGTTTGAAAATTGTTTTCCAGCAAAATCTGGACTTTTTTGTAGTATTTGTTGTTGAACATCTTTTTGTCCGACTGAGGCAAAATCCTGTTCTAAACCTCTTCTTAGTCCAGTGGCCGCTTGTAGTATTGATCTATTGTTAGGTGACATTTTTACAGACGCATTTATATCTTTTCTAAGTTGTAGATATTCTTTTGGTGTAAGAAAAAATTTATCATCAAATATACCTTGATCTGCAAATTTTAAAAACAGAGCATTGACAGGGTCGTTTTTAGCTAACATTTTAAAAAGTCTCTTATCTTCATCTAAAGCTAATTTACCGATTTCAAAATCTTTAAGATCGCCCATATATTCTTGAGCCATTTCTCTTAATTTGGTAGTTGGTATCATTCTTGGATTACCCATAGCATCGGCTTCATTTTTTAGTTGTTTAAAACCTTCATCAATCAAGTTCATATATTGTATGTAATTGTTATCTATTACATCTAAAGCTTCATATCCTAATATGCGAGCTGTGGTCACAGGTGCAAAGTTTTCTGCAAACTCAAACATAGCTTCACCAACTTTTTTTTCTTGTGGTGCTCTTTGTTTTTTACCGACAACCGCAACACCTGGCATGATACCAAGAGTTTCAAAATACGTTTTGATAAAATTACCGAAAATACCGCCCTCTTTTGCAGCTTGACCTAAATTTAAATTAATCCCATATTTTTTTGCTAACTCACCAATTTCTTTTGATTCTGGTGTACCTGTTGATGTAAGTTTCTTTGCAAAAGCTTTAGCTGTAATACCTGCCATTTCAGCAAAAGCGTTCATACCACCTGCCCACATTAAAGAATTTTTAGCTGCCTCCATTGCATTTGCTAGTGTTCTTTGTACTGGAGGTAATTTATCTTTTTCATTCTCAGCTACGTCAGCTAGATCATATTGGACACCAACTGCAAAATCTTTTTGTAAATTATTTACTGTGTCAAAAGCAGTAGAACCTGCAGCTGCTCCTAAAGCTCCACCAGTAATAGATTTTAATTCTGTTCTTGTTGCTTGTGTTGCTCCATATTTTAAAAAATCATCAGTTTTTCTAGCTGCATTTCCTAATGTACCTACAGTTCTAGCAAACATTTTACCTAACATTCCAAAACGTTTTACCATTGGTATTTTGTTTAATTTAGCCGCTAAGTCAGCTGTTTTATTTACAAAACCATTTCTATAATTTACACCAAATTGTCTACTTGTTTCTGGATTAAAGGCATCAATAAGCTTTTGTCTATCCATGATATAGGGTATGAAAGATCCAGCAACATCTCCAACAGTTTCATAGCTAGCTTTTTCTGTCATTACTGTCCCAACACCAGGTAATGTAACACCAGGAACTGTTTCTTCTTCCTGCTGTATACCTTCAGCAATATCTTTTTGTGCAGATTGTCTAACGCTTTGATATTGATTTATACCAGAAAAATTTTGTAAAGCACCAGATTGAAAAGCTGAATCTATCGCCATTAATTGTTCATCATTATATTGAGCAGGATCAAACTCAAAATCATCAAAAGATTTTTGTAACTCGTTTAGTTTCACTGAATTACTCCTGTATTTTTAAGTGCATTGGTTGCATCTTCTTTTGACAAGCTTTGACCTTTTAGTCGTGATTGACCAGATTGAGATTCCATAACCCACTCGTTATCTTTAAACATTAAAGGGATAACACTTTCGTCCCCACCATTTGATAAATATCTTTCAAATTCAGTATTCATAACTGTTCTCATTTCATCTCCAAAACTTTCATAGTTTTTAAGAACAAGTCCTCTGTCACCAAAGAATGGGAATATTTGTGTTCTCTCTGCTGCGTTATTAATATCACTGACAGCAAGTCTATCACCACCCTTGTTTGCGTGTGCAACTAGATACTTCATACGCTGTTCAATAATAAGAAGTTCAGCTAAAGCTCTTTTCTTATCAGCAAAGTCAGGTGCATTTTTGTCAAGTTTATATTTTCTTGCTACTTTATCTACATAACCAGGTTTTGTTACTGTATCCATATCGTTTTTAAACATTCTTATGACCTGCTCTGAATTTTTTTTCTCCCAATCTTTACCATATAATTTTTCTAAATCAGCTGCGGTTTTTGCTGTTTCTGCTGCATCTAACCCATCACCTAAAGTTAAAGTTGCCAAACTTTTTACAAAACTGTCATTAACTTGATCATAATTTAAATATTCATTACCTTGTCTTCCTGTGACATAATCATTTGCGTTTGTGCCACCAAGTGCTCTTGATAATTTTGGACCAACACCAGGTACTTGCGATAAAGTATCTGTCAACTTCCCGTATAATACTTGCAGTTCACCACTTAGGCCAATGATATCTGCGCCATGTTTTTTAACTATTTCTTGTACTGTTCTTGAGTAACGCATGGCTTCAGCAGCGTTTTTCATTCTATTTAAACTTTTAGCTTGAAGTGTTGGGTTATTTTGCACTTCTCTTAATTTGTCAACCATAATAGGTAAGCCTTTGTCATCTAAATAAGGTATAAGACCTCTTCTCATATTACCATTTGCGTCCACATAGTCTCCATATATCATAGGGTCTTTGTTTTTATTGAAATATACAGTGGCTCCACGTCTACCAAGAAAAGCATTAGGATCTTCAATTAAATATTTTTTTCCTTTACCATCAGCTTGTGTTAATTCTCTCATGCGTTTTTCTCTAGCTTCTTCTGCTTTGGCATTTAATTCTTTAGAAAGTTTGTCTAATTCAAAAGCGTTTTGAGCTGCTTGTTTTTCATCTTGATATTGTCTTTCTTCTATTTGCTGAGCAAGACCTAATTTTGCTGTAAATATATTTTTATCATTAGCAGCTGTAGTAGTATCAAAAGCTTTCTCATAATCCATGTATTTTTCAGCCATAACTCTAGCATTGGCTTTTTCATTTTGATCAATAGCCATGATATCATCAGCTAAAGCAGAAGAGGATCTACCTAACACATCAAAAAAACCAGACATACCAGTTTGTGATGTTTTTGCACTCATCATTCTCATAGCCCATTTGAATATTGCCATGTCTCTATAATTATTTGTACCATCGTCTCCAGTCATCTCTTGATACGTTTTTTTATATTCATCAAAAGATTGCTTTTTTCTTTCATCCAGTTTACTTTCATAATCAGCTATTAAAGCAGCTGAACTCATCATATCTTTATTTTGTTCTTCAGCTATAGTTACTGCTGTTCCCAGTGATGATTCACCTGTATTTAATTTTATTGTACTAAGTGGTTTAGCATTAGCTCTTGCGAAATCTTCATCAAATATTACCTGTGTTTCTCTCGCAAGTGCACCTTGTCCACCACCTATTATTTCATTGTAAAGTTCTGGATCTTCATTTCTTCTAATCACATCACTAATTGAAACATCTTGTCTGTCTTTTTGTATTTGATCTGACGCTTCTCCATATAATTTGTTTAAATTTTCACTGTTTACAAGTAGTTGCTTTTGATCAGGTTGAGAAACTGTAGCTTCTGCTTGACTAGTTATGTTTTGTTCAGTTGCATCTTTAGTTGAGTCATCAATTATTTGTTCTTCGTCTTCTGGAGTTGGTGGAGATAAACCTAATTCTGATGCTGTTTTTGGTTTACTTGGGTCAAACATTTCCTGACCTTCAGCATTCTCTGGTAACATCATATAACCAGCAGCTATTGGAATTTCTGACACTAAAGGATTTTTCTTAACAAATTTAGGAGTTATTTCACCTGCTAGTTTTGTTATGCCCGTTTTTCCTGTTCCTGTAAACGCTTTACTGGTCAAATATGCCCCTGGTCGCAAAAAAGGAATTGCTGCAGCTGTATCTAAACCACTACGAAGAGCCTCTAGTCCTCTAGCTTTTGCTCCTTCAACATTACCATCCATAAAATCACTAGCAGCCATAGTTGTATCATAAACAGTTTTACCACCACTAATACCAGCAAGAGGCAAAGATAAAACAGAAAAAGTTTTACCTGCAGCTTGTCCAAGTGGTGACTTTTCAATTGCTTTACCCGCTCGTCTTGCAAGTCTTGCAGCTGGAGCTTGAGCCATTCTACCTGCAAGTTCAGCACCTCTTTGCATCACTGGTTGTGCTGCTTGTCTAATACCCATAGCATACGGAGATAAGTAAGGTGCAACTTTAGCACCTAATTGTATAAGATTACCTAAAACGTGCCCTGGCACCTGTTTCGTGGCTATTTGATATTTATGCCTGAACAATTTTCTTTTAAGAGTATTGCTCATCACGATTTTCCTGATACGCCTGTTCCGGCAAGAATGTCAAAAGCTTTATAGGCTCCCACACCTGCTCCAACAGCTTGAGCAAATGGGTTAACACCCGGTCCTGTACCAGCTGTGACTTGTGAAGCAGCAGTTGGTAAGGCAGTCATAATACCTTTTTGGAATTCAATTCTTTGGAAAGGCTCATAGGCTCTAGCTACTTCTGTTTGTCTTTCAGCAGTCAATGCTCTTTGCGCAATATCTCTTTGTATAGCTCCTGCTTGTAGCTGACTTTGAATATCTCGTTGTTGCATTTGTTGTTGTTGTGTGGCTAGATCAGCAAACCCTCTTGCTTGATTTAATAAAGCTTGTTGTTGAAAACCTTGTTGTTGCTGTGCAGCCCCTAATGCAGCTTGAAATCCCTGTCCTCTAAGTTGACCTATTTGTGATAGTCTACCACGTTCCTGTTCTGCAAGTTGAATACCTTCACGTCCACCACCAAAAGCCCCTGCTTGTATTGCCTGAGCTGCTACTTGTTGATCTCTCATCTGTGCTTGTCTGTTTATTTCATCAATAGTGTAACGTTCATACGGATTAAAAAAAGCCTCTATATCAGGTGCTTGTAAAGCCTGAATACCGGCCTGCTCTAAAGCTTCAGCTCCTTGTTGTAAAGCTGGCAATCCAACACCTGTTGTCCCAGCAATATTAAATCCTTGTTGTTCTAAGGGTGAAGGAGCAGCTGTTTCATATCTAGGAACAGCAATCGGTACTTTAGATAATTCAATGGCTTCATCATACAAAGCTAATTTACGCGCTTCAATTTCAGGAGCCTCTCTTGATATTTGAGTTTGTTTTGCAGGCACTGAAGGAGCAGGTGCGGGTGCACTACCACCACCACCGCCTTTTTTATATTCTCGTAAACCAGTGCATTCATTGATGGTGCCGGAACCACCTGCAAGTTTTAATAACTTAGCCTCGTCTTTATTTATATGTGCAAGTTCTGTATCTCCATCAACGCCTTTACCTGCTAAGTCCTTATACAAAAGGTTTAATAACCAAATTTTTATTTTATTAGGTATAATTTTAAGTAAAAAATTCATAAGTATATCCCGATAATTTCATAGTCATTTTTTGTTTTTTCATAACTTTCATCCAACCTTTTCTTCCAAAACATTCAACTGTATCTAAACCTAAACTTCGTGCATATTCTTTCATAAAATCTTCAATTTGTTTTAAATACCTACAAACTTTAGTGCCGCCTACAAATAAAAAACACAAAACCTCTTTCGCTGGATAATATACTTTCTGTGTAACTACCACAGCTGTGATTTTTTTGTCGTGGGTTATAAGGAACATGGTCATAGTTCCTTGTTTTAAGAGATTGTATGTAGTTTCAAGAGTATGTCGACCATCAGTGTCCTCTAATAAACCCTTTAGCCACCCTTTAACTTTATCCCAAAAAACATCCACACATTCTACACTAACTTGTTTTATCTCCATCGTTTACAATGTCGTAAATTCTTTTTAACTGATCTTGTTGATTATAAAAAAACTTTGCTCCTTTACTTCTCATATCTTTCATATCTTTGGGATCTGCGCCCGTCATAATACCTGCACCTAATATTGCATCAGCTCGAGAAACAAATTCACCATCTGCGAGTTGAGCTAACATAGTATCTTCATCTTTATCTCCGTTACCAGAACCATCTTCTACATAACCCATAGCTCGAACATAATTAGTTGCATCATTTTCATCATGATCTGATTTGCTTGGTAAATAGTTTACACCACCTTCTCTGTATCTAGGAATAGCATCAACTATACCACCTTGAGCTAATTGGTATCTTGGTGTTTGAAAATCATATAAGGCTTGTCGTTGTCCCGCTGGTTCATCCGCATAGACTGCTCTATCTCCAATCCCCTGTAAGTTATCTCTTGCTTTACCATAAGCTTCAGCATAAGCTTCTTCACTATAAGGTGATGCCATCTCCATTTGTTCAGCCATGCTTTTAGGAGGGCTTGCGGCTAAAGAACTTCCTAACTGTCCTGCTGTTGTTCCAATACCTATTGATTGTAATGTTGTTAGGGGTGCTCTAGCTGTTGCCTGAGCCATAGCTGGAGCTACTGCTGTTTTACCTATCATACTTGGACTTAAACCTATGTTTTTTGCTAATTCAGGTGTGATGTTTGCAGCTGCTCCTGAAGCTCCAGTAGCCGTTGTTAATGCACCTGTTCCCCCTGTTGCTCCTGCTGCTCCTGCTGCTCCTCCTAAACCTTGAAAGGCATAACCACCAATACCACCTAGCAGTGCTCCCAAACCAAATGACTTAAAAATATTTCTTCCTGATTCACCTCTTGCGGCCGCTGAAATTGCACCTATCCCACCTCCAATTAAAATAGGCAACATTAATCCTTGTAACATATAAACTCCTAGTCTTTAAAGGTATATTCTACTCTGTATCAGAGGGTTTTTCAACCTCCTCCTTTGTCATCTCATCATATAAACGTCCTGTATACTGAAACTCACCAACATGAGTTATGTAATCAAGTATGTAGCAATATAATTTACCACCAATATTTTTCCATAATCTACAAAAAGCAAAGTCCTCTCCATAATATCTTTTATTTTCTGGATCATAATAAGTGTCAAAAAAAGCATAAAAATGCGGTCTATCTTTAAACTCTCCATCTATAACAGTTTTTTGTACAATATCCATATTTGGATAAGCTTTAATTAATTTATCAAAAACTTGTCTTTGTATTAACATACAGCCAGTAGGTGCATGTGTAACTTCAATAACACCTTCTTTACACTTCACGTTATTTTCATCATCCTCAAGTAATATCGGATATTGATTAATATGAAACTGACAATGTTTAGGGTCTTTAATAAGTCCACCTTTAATTTTTGTAATCAAATTTTCCCATTTAGCTGTTTTGATTGGATAAGGTTGTGAGATAATCTCTTTATTTTTACTCATCATCTTAAATACACTTTCAACATCAAAAGCAATATCAGAGTCAACAAATAAAAGATGTGTATAATCTGTTTGTAAAAAAGCACTTACACATAAATTTCGTCCCTGTGTAACTAATGAGGATTTCATCAATTGAAATGTGACAAGTATATCTCTCTTCATGCATTCTTTTTGTAGTTCAAGCATTGTCTGTGTAAAATGTATAGATACCTCACTGTGAACAGGTGTAGCTACAAAAAGTTTAATTTTAAATTTATCTGTATTTTTTGGTTTTTTTATCCAAATGGGTTTATTGTTTTGCATTTAAAACACCTGTAAGAAAATTAGTCCATTCGTGTGCTTTTTTTTCCCAAGAATAAAATCTTTTTACAAAAGATTGTTGTAGACACAAATGTTTTCTTATCATAGGTTCGTGAAGCGTGTCCCGTGCTACTTTAATAGCCTCTGCAAATTGAAAAGCCAGATTGTTAAAATTTGTTTCATAGTTGATATATATAGGAAACTCTGACCCTGTTTCGTAAATAGCACCATAGTTAGTCACGACACAGTATAAGCCGGCAGCCATAGACTCTAACAAAGAAATACATGACGTTTCTTCCCATATACTTGGATACACATACAAGTGATAATTTGGTAATTTAGTTAATATAAAATTATTTGGTCGATAACCAATATAATTAACATTTTGTAACTTTCTTGCTTGATCATATAACTCTTGGTAATTATGATCATTGTCTTTTTTAAATTCATCTCCGTACACTTCACAACTACTATATACGTCAAGTTCAATATTTTCATCTTCAAGATATTGCATAGCTCCTAACAATACATTTAACCCTCTCCAGGGCGTGTTATGATGTAAAATTCTTAACCTATCACCTTTTTTGTAATTTTTTGCATCTGGAAAACTTGTTACACCATTTTTGATTACATGACACCTGTCAGTTGGTAGATTGAAACTTTTTCTAAATTGTTCATAATTCCAATGTGAGTTGAAAACATACCAATCGTATTTTAAATGATTTTCTTTATTTTGAAACCATGGTGCAATGTTAGGTTGATTTGGAGCATTTTTTTGCCATAAGATATTTACTTTATCTTTAGACAGCGGTGTTTTTTCAGGAACAGATAAACAAATTTGAACACCTTCTAACAACTCTTTTTTAACATTTTTATGTAAAAAATTGTGTTGAAGTTCAGTTCCTCCCAACGGGTTCAATCTGTTCCTCCTTCAATATCCAATTGAGGTACGATAATTGTAACGTCCCTTTGAATTTCTTTTTCTGTTGTTGCTGACATTTTGTCTTGGACGTCAAATTTTGCTTCTTCTTCAGATGCATATATTTTACCAGTCCTTTTGTTAGAAATTTTAGTTTTTGATTCACAATGTATGATCTTAGTCATAGTTAAAATTTACAAGAATAAAAAATAAAATCAACCATTTTCTTGAGAGCGATCTATCAAGGCATAAGATATTATTCCTTGTATTTCATTAGCTGTACCCGCTGTCATTTTTATTATATCGCCTTCTTCTAAGACTAATGTTTGAGAAATAACTTGTCTTGTGGTATTAGCAGCTATGGCTGCACTATCAATTCTAAAGGTAGCTGTTGCACTTGTGTCGGTTACTTGTGTCGCTAAATTTGTTGTGCTTGAGGAACCATTGTGAACCTGTATTTGTTTTACTAAACAACGACCGCTTGTCGGTGACGTTAAAACACTCACCGTATCTGTTGTTGTTAAAGAAAAACCTTGATTTTTATATCGTATTGTCATTAGCTCATAAAAAAGTTAAATGCATCTTGTTCTTTTCTTAAATCATTTTGATATGAAAAATTTAATTGATTGACTAATGTTTCAATACTATAAGCCATTTGTCTTTGATTTTCCATAACATATTCATCACTAAGTTGTGGTATGAGTAAATTTATCTTAGCCAATTTTCCTCGCTTTTTTTAAAGAGTCTTTTGCCTTTTTTGCTATACTAACAACTTGAGTTTTACCCATAACCTTCGCTCTTTGTTCCATTACAGTTAATATTTGTATCTTTCGTGCATAAGGTTTGTTAATTTTTTTTACCTTTGCCACAGTTTTTCTTGCATCAGTCGGCGTAGCAAATTTAATACTTACTGTATCTTTTGGGTTTTCATCAGTATATAATCGTCTACCAGACTGTTTAGGTTTTTTACCTGTTCCAACTTTAGGGTCTTTTTTTTTCATTACTTTGTTTTCTTTTTATATCTAAGTCTTTGGTCTTTTTCAATACCTTCCAAAATCTTCGCTTGTTGTGCGTGTAATTTTGTAGCTTTTTTTAAACCTTTTATAACTTTTTTAAGTCTTGCTGTATAATGCATTTTTACCTCCTTCCATCTGGTTGGACATCAGCACGGAAAGAACCAAAACGCCAACTTTCGTTTATACTTTCATTTTCTATTTTTAAAGCTGCAAAACGTGCTCGTGCTCTTGTGTCAATTTTATTTGTTGATGACGTTATTGTAAAAGGTCCTAAACTTGATGATGTTTCTGTTTCTGCCGGAAAGTCTTTTAATAACAATGATATTTTTGCATTACCATCTATCTTAGCAAAGTCTGGTATAAAACGTCTTATCTTAATAAAAAACTCCCCTTGTGTTCCCTCAAAGTCTAAACTAAAATCACCCGACTCAATAAAGGCAGGAATAGCTGTTCTGCCACCAGCGCTGTCTACTTGATCAGTACCTGTTTCATGTTCATAAAAAGTTGTTGCCCCAGCAGTATTTGTGATACCATTTATAGAAAAATTGGGCACAGCTGTTGAGTTGAATTCAGTTGCATATGGATTGTCAAAAGTAATTTTATCAACGTAAGTTGTTCTTGCTAATGAACTCGTTGTCCACAAACCTTCTCTATAATTTAGTGTCACACATCTATCAATATTTGTAGAACCAAATTTAGGATAGAACCAATTTATCTCTGTGAATAAAGAATTATAACCTGCAAAAATAATTTCATTCTGTTGAAAATTAAACCCTAAATCATCACTTGACTGTGTGGTAAACACAAAGTCCTCAACAGAACATGGTATTTTTCTGACACCACCTCCGTCATAAACAAAAAAACCTCCAGTTCGTCCCATCCAATATACAACACCATCTACATGTACGATTGAATGTTGTGACATAGCCCCACAGTTTGTACCGACCTGTCTAATAGAAAATGTAAAAGGTGGACCTACAAATTGCATAACATATGCTGAGGTATCTGTAACAATAAAAGTAACATCTTTAGCTCGTACAGCTCCTACAATTTTTGATCCAGAGTCTAACTGAAAAGTTCCTGCTGTGTTTGTAGAGGTAGCAGCATATGTCGTTCTGTCCTCTTGATCTGAAAAACGTATAAACATTTTGTCTTGTGATGCAACTGTGCCAATAGTGGTTTCAGTGCCTAAATGAATTAAATGTCTGTCTGTATCTGATACAATAGTTTGCACTGAGGCTGTCGGATTTGAAGTTACAAAAGTTGCTCTTGTAGTCAAAGCATTCGAAGCTGCAGGATTCCATTCAAATGTTCTTCCATTACGAACTGTAGCTATTAGAATTTGACCATAATTATCTAACGACCAATTTCCAGGTTCAAGTACGGTGTCATCTGTGCTACTTGCTTCATTCCAATTTTGACTACCACTCCAAGTACCAGTTCCCCAACCAAAACCCTGTGTCTGTATTAAAGGGCCAATTTCTTCATAAGGTGTAACTGTTGCTGAGCCAGCTGCCGTTATACCAGCTCCAGATTCATTTGCCGACATAGTAATTGTAAAAGTATTTGCAGTTGGAACAGATATTACTTCAAAAGGGTTTGTTGTAAAATCAGCAGTTGTAAATCCAGTTCCTGATCCTGGTAAAGTTACGCTTGAAAAAACGACATACTCTCCAACTTTTAGCTCATGTCCAGTTTTGTTTATTGTGACTGTAGCTGAGCCATTTGTTGTTGTAATAGTACAAGATGTTAAAGCTGTTCCGAGCGGTGAAATATCATAAAAGGCTCCCTCATAATATAAAAACAAACCTTTTGTAGTTCCTATTGCAATGTATTTATTGCCATCTAAGGCAACCCAGTTATGTATTCCTCTCGCCACACCAGGAAGTGTATTAGCTATGGGTTGTGTCCAACCACCAATTTTTTCCGGTTCTCCATAACGAAACCTAACAAAATCACCATCTGTCCATTGATACTCTGCAGTGGTCTTTGTCATTTGTTTGTTAAAACCTGGTTTAAAAGGAATCTTTATTAAAGGCATTTTACCTCGCAGTTACAGGACTTGTTCCATCACCAACAAAGGGATGTTCAGCAAATGCCATATAGACATATGACCTTGATGAATTATTATTAAATCCATTTGTTGACAATAGTTTAAAGCCATTTGATAAAAAATCTAAACCACCAGCAGAACCTTCAATATAATTTCTATTTGGATATAACGTATTGCTACTTGTTCCACTATTGAATGGATTTCTTAAATTATCATACATCACCCAATCTGTTGAGGCGTTGGTATAACATTTAATTATTACTAAAGCAGGTTTAAATCCTGTATAGATAAACGCACCATCCGAACTCCCTTGGTAGCTTCCAAATTTACTAAAACCTTCTACACTATGCCAGCAGTATGCAATATATTCTTGACCACTATTATTGCTCCCATATCCTGAACCCATTAAAGTTATAATTTGATCTGTTGGCTCTGTATCATTCCAAGGAGTAGTTACACCTGTATATCTAGCATTACCTAAATTAAGATATAAAAAATAATTTGCACCTATTTTTTCATGATATACATAATGATTTCCTGTCATTGATCTTGGTTTTAAAATAAACCATTCTGGTTTTTGAGATAATCCATGAGCAATTTTTGCACCGACAGTAGCATTTCCTGTCCAAGTAACAATACTAAATCCAGCATTTTGATTTACTTGAATTACTGATTCTAATGTTGCTCCATTTGATCCATCACTATTAACAGAAGTTGTTCCTCCATTTGCAACCCAATTCCAGCTCGCATAACTTTCACCGCTTGTGTTAACAGATTCAGCATCTTCTATTTGAAAACCACCTTTTAAAAACTTTTGTAGTCCATCAGGAGTTGTAGTTTCTGCTGCATTACCATCAGGGTTCAAATCTATTTGCGGACCTCGTGAACTATCATATAATTGATGTGAGTCAGTAGCATCTCTGTTCTTTATCCACACCAAGCCACTTACACCTTCTGAAGCTTCTGGCAAATTGTCTTGTTGTAAAGCAACAAACCCAGTTGGTGCGGTATGTTGAAAAGACCTTTGACCAAAGTTAGCTGTCCAACCACCCCCATAACCTGCTGCACCATCACCCATACAAAAAGTATAATTAGAATTAGGTAACTGTATTGTTCCTTGACTTACTCTTGACCCATAACTAGAACTTGAACTGTCATATGCGGTTTTAAAAAATTGGACAGTATGATTGTCTAAATCCAAAGCAATACTTATTATATCATTTGTAGTATAAGTTGCATAAGTTATGTCATAATTATTACTAGAATCATAATACACCCGTCCGTTATACCCATAATACATATAACCAGCTACACTCTCATCTGAGGTTGTTGGTAGTCTTGTTGTATTTGATGAGTAAGGAACATTAAGTGTTGAGACAACACCAACCTCAGAACGACCCATAGCATTGCAAGTAAACTCTGCATAATATTTACCACTTTTTGGCTTTAGTGTAGAATTGTGATGTCCTCTTTCTGAGTTCCCAGTTACTAATTTTAAATTACCCTCACTTAATGTTCCACCAGTGCCTTGTAATGTCGCAAAGTTTTGAGTAGGACTATCAGTAGTCTGGTTTGTAGTGGCTAAATTATATACAGTAAAATCATTAGGTGTGCCAGACCTATCACTTGTTTGATAGTCATAACCTAAATTTGCAACAGCATCATTGTTTTGAAAAGTTAATCTAAATCCATTTGTGCCATAAGTAATACCACTTAATGTTTTTGGCACCCAGCGCCCTGTGCTTGTGTCGGTAACGCCAAAAGTATCAGGTGTTAGTGCTGAACCATCTACATTATTAAATTCAGCTAGGTATCCATCAAAATAATTTGACGAATAAGTTCTTTTACCAATCATGTGTTCTTGTCCAGCATTCCATTGTAAATTATCATTATCACCAGGATATTTAGCTGTGCTTTGAAAAGATGTTACAAGGTCACCATCAATATAAAGTTTTGCTTTTTCACTATCAGCACCTGATGTTGCAGTTGAATCAACTGCTAAAAGCAGATGATACCATTTTGAAGTATCCTCAAAACTTCTGCTGGTTCTTAAATAAAGGTCATCTGAGCCACTTGTTTTAGCCTCTACATTTACTGTATTATCTGATTCTATTGATATTTGTAATCTATTACTAGAGGAAGCACCAGTGCTTGTAATAAAATTTTGACCACCAAGTATAGTTCTTTTAAACCAGACAGAAATAGTAAATTTTTTTCTATTACCATCACTTGAAAATGTTTTACTTAAATAATCATTATCAGAAGCCTCAAATAAACAACTATTAGTAATCGTACCACTATCGGTAAAAGGCACAAACTTACCAACACGTTGTCCGCCGCCGTTACCCTCGTAAAGTATTGGAAAGAATTGTTCTTTGCCATTTGGTATTGTTGGTGTTGCCATATTAACTCCCTAAATTCTTTGTACAGATTGCCTTAAAACCTGTTGGTACACTATATTTAAAATTACCTATCCCACCAGCATCACTGTTTCCACCAGCAGTTTTATTTCCAGCAAATGTCCCTTCTTGTCCAAAATTAAGATAAGCCGAACCTGAACTAGAACTTAACTGAAAACCAAGAATAATATCATTTGTGGATAAACTAAATGTAGTAGTTACTGTTGGGTTAGCTCCTGTTGAAGGGTTACCATCATTTCCTGCATCAGCCGCATAATATGTTCCATTTACACCTAGAAAAACTTTGTCATTATCTACATCAAAAGCACAATTTAAAATATCACCAGCATTTTGATTACCAATTCCAAAACTTACTGTAGCACTATTGCTATTGTAAACAACATTATCTTGAAAACCAAATCCTTGTGATGTGGACAAAGCACCAAAACCATAACCTCCTGTTATACTTCCTTCTTGACCAACTATACATATTCCAATACCATCATATCTACCACCTAGATAATATTCAAAATACCACTTACCTGATTGTGGTAA